TGGCTGAAGCGCATGACTTCTAACGTTGTAAATAATGCTTCTGCTGGCGTTGGACCTACTCTGTTCAAGAATGGCCTGTTGGCTATGCCGCAAAAATATTTGCGGAACCTAAATGATATGCGTCATTTTGTTTCTGTAGCAAATACCATTAAGTATCGTGATTTAGTATCGCAACGCGCTACGGGCTATGGTGATGCAATGTTGACTTCGCAAAACCCGATTTATGCACATGGTGTTGCTGTCGAAGCGGCTCAACTGTTGACTGCACAGTCTAGCGGTGTTAATTCAGGTTTCTTGACCTTCCCGAAAAATCTTATTTTCGGTATTCAACGCAGCATTACTGTTGAGACTGATAAAGACATTCGTTCCCGTGAAATCTTCATTGTTCTGACCGCGCGCGTTGCACTTCAGATTGATGATGAAGCCGCTACTGTTAAATATACCAATATCTAATGTGTCTATTTATATGTACGGAACGATAATTTTTAGGAGCAAATCATGTCTTTAAATAATATTGCCAATCTAGGGGTTGGTGGTTCCGGTTTGAGTGGCACCGGCACTACTACCCTTAATGGCGCAATTAAAGAGTTGCAAGGTTTTACCCAAAGTGTTCTTACCGGCACTACCGCTAATACAACTATCGCATTGGCGGCTATCCGACAAGAAGATACTTTAATCGGAGCTTTGAATAACAACGCGGGTACGATTACCGATATCACGGCAAACATTTCTATTAATGACGTAAATGCTACTGGCACGATTACTTGTGCAGCAGCAGCAGCAGCGGATACTGTAACGGTTAATGCAAAAGTGTATACGGCGGTTAGTGGTACGCCCGCTAATAACACTCAATTTAACATTGCGGGTTCTGATACTGCGGATGCAGCAAGTTTGGTTGCGGCAATCAATAGTAGGGAAGCAAATGCGTTAAATGCAGTTACCGCTTCTAATATTGCAGGTGTTGTAACCGTTCGGGCAACTGCGGAAGGTACTGGTGGAAACTCCATTACTTTAGCAAGTAGCAACGGTACGCGACTGGCAGTTAGTGGAGCAACGCTTGCAGGTGGTACGGCTACAGGCGGCATTAAAAGTACGAGTGTTACAAACCAAATTATTCTGACTTGGTGGAATAAACGGTAATAATTGAAAAGGTGAAAAAATGAAAGTTAAATTAGTTAATGCGATGCGATATGTAGGCCCCGGAACCAATGGTGATGTGGTGGAAAAAGGGGCTATTTTGGAATTGGAAGGCGCTGAGTTAGATAATGCGCTTGCCCTGTCTAATTTTGATGAGTCTAACAACGAGCATTTTTTGTTCGAGAAATATGACGGCAAAGATGACGAAGAAGACGAACCGAAAGACGGGCATCTCGAAGAAATAGGCGTTAAACCAAAACGTACTCGTAAAGTTGCATAACTTATGTCTGTTCTGTTAACTACTCCTGAAAAAGTTTTACAGTTGTATGGGGTAGGGATAAGCGCGCCCACGCAAGCTAATGTGCAACCTGCCATTATGCTGGCGTCGGCGCGTATTCAGGCAATGCTTGAAACGAATTTTAATTTAGAACGTAGAACGGATTATTTTGACATTCTTTCTGCGTCTAAAGTTATTAAATGTAGGTTAGAAAATAGTCATTTAACTACGGATACTGTTGTAGTTAGATATAGCGTTGATGGATATGCACTTACATCTGAAACTTCAGGTGAATTGTTCGGGGAAATCAATTTCTCCGTAGATAGAAAGCAAGGCGTAGTTACTTTGTATAACGTACCTGCTTTAGGTAGAGAAGGCTTGTCTATTACGTATACATCGGGGTTTGAAGTAAATGCTTCTGATACACGATATTTAGATAGTCCGCCTGAGTGGTTAAGTGATGCTGCTGCTGCTATTTCTACTTATGTTCTAAAAGAGATGCCTAGCACGCCTGCCAATAAAACAAACGTAAAAGGGCAGGCAATAGCAAATAATAATAAGCAAACTTTAAAGTTTTCAGAGAGTTTAGTAAACCCATATTTACGCCCGCGAGCGAATCTAATTTGGCCTACTCAGTCGGAGTTGCATAGTGACTGATACTAAATTTGTTAAAGGTGCTGACCGATTACTGCAACGTCTTGCGACTATACGCGCACGTACTGCTTTCACTTTAGATGCAGCTACGCAAGATGTAGGTGAGTTATTACTAAAACGAACGAAAGAAAGGTTTATCCGTCAGGTTGATCCAGATGGAATTAAATGGGCTGCTTTAGCGCCTGCTACTGTTACCCGTAAGAAGTATCCACCTACTAAAAATGAGTTTAGAAATTCCATTTTGCGTAGTACAGGGTTGCTTTACGACAGCATCGCGTTGATTAGAGATAATTCTACGAGGTTTTTGGCTAGCAATACAGGTGCTGGTGTGAGGATTGGAGTCAATAATCCTAAGGCAGCTAGGTATGGTATTTTTCACCAACAGTCTAGCGGGCGTAGTGTTTCTACCCGTAATGGTGGAGTTTTACCGCAGCGTAGATTCTTAGGTATTGGCCGCCTAGACGTAAAAGCAGCGGATTCTTTATTCAGGAACAGATTGAAGAAGTTGATTGAGGGTGCTGTTTAATGGCAAACCCTACAATCCATGAGCTAGAGAATGAATTAATAACGTTAGTTAAGAGTGTACCGGAATTCGAGAAAAGCGGGTTTTCTTGTTACAACTTAGAAGACCTAATGCAAAAAACAGAACTACAAACTTTTCCTTTAGTTGGAGTTTGTTATAACGGTTCTGCGATTGCGCCTAGTACGAATCCGAGTGCAACTGCATCTGATTTAAGAAGTAATAGTATTGTTTTAGTAGAGCATCAGTATTTAGTAGTAATCGGTATCCAGTATCAGTACAGCGTACAGGTTACCGAGGATACAAAAGCGACAGCTACGGATTTGCTTGACCAAATCAGACCCGTGATTTTAGGCTATCGAGGTGTTAACAGTAGACCTTGGCGATGGGTAGGCGAGAGTCCCGAAACCAATGCATCTAGCGACGGTGTGGTTTTTTATTCGCAGGTTTGGCACACGACTGTCCCTGCTATAAGTAATTCTTAAAATTTATAGGAGTTTTTAAAAATGGCAAATGTATATTATTCTGGTCAGGGGTCGTTGCTCGTCGCTACTCGTAACGCTACTACCGGCCTAGCTGAAGGTTTTGTTCCTGTTGGCAACGTTCCTAAACTGACGATTGATATTGAAATCGATAAGTTCGAGCATAAAGAATCGGAATCTGGCGACCGTTTGGTTGACTTGACGATTGTGAAAGAGAAAAAAGGTAAATTCAGCTTCACTATGGATAACCTGAGTATCGATAACTTGGCGCTTGGTCTTTATGGTACTAGCGCGACGGTTAATGCGGGTACGGTAACTGATGAATCTATTAAAGGTTGGGTGGGTAAAACTACCCCCGTTAAGTTCCCTGGGATTAGTGGCGTAGTTCTTACTAATGCGGCGGGAACCACTACGTACACCCTGGGCACGCATTACACCGTAGATTCTGCTAATGGAACAATCACTATCCCGGCAACGGGTTCTACTATTACTGATGGTCAAAGTTTGTTGATTGACTATACGTATGCTGCGCATAAGAAAATGGATGCGTTTACTTCTAGCGCTGCTCCTGAGCGTTGGTTCCGTTTCCAAGGGCTGAACACTGCTAACGGCACGAAAGTAATTGTTGACATGTTCCGCGCGCGTATTGATCCGTTGACTGGTTATGACCTGATTAACGATGAAATCGCGGCTGTGGAAATTAAAGGCGATTTGTTGTCCGATGATACGAAACTGACCGGCTCCAAATTCTTTGTCCAAATTAATGCCTAATACGTCATTTGACGAGTAAAGGAGATACCATGGGCGAATATAGCGGAGTGCTCGATAAACCAGCAAATATTGCTGGTGTTGACTACGCAGTCGGTGACAAAGTAAAGCTGACAGAAAAACAGTATAAGTATTTGATAGCTACTAACTCTTTAAAAAAAGATGTGAAAGCTGAAACATCTGCTGCTGTGCCTGAAAAGAAGTAACGTGTGTAAATCCGAGGGGAGCATTCTCCTCGGATGTTTTTTAACCTAATGGGGTGGTGTAATGAGTGAACTAGATCAAACCGCGCAAGCGGAAGCTATCAATACGTTATATGGTACGGAAGGTAGTATTAAATTAGATAGTAGCGGATTAGAAGTAAAAGTAAAAAGAATCAATGTTAGAAGCTTAGGTACAGTTCTAGGGCTTGTTAACAATATTCTAAAAGAAATAGGTGTTGGTGCTGACGGTAAGGTCACTATAAACCTACAAGACAGCGCAATGCTGTTTAATATTCTTTCTAAAGTACCTGATGAAGCAACAAAAATGTGCGAGGTACTTAGCAGTTTGTCCAAGGAAAAAATAGAAGAACTGGAACTTGATGATGCTTTACAGCTATTTACGGCGGTGCTTGAGGTCAACCGAGCTTTTTTTACCCAAAAAATAAAGCCAAAACTAGACGGAATGTTGAAGGCGGCGGGAATGAAATCAGTCCAGACGACTTCATAACAGGCATAGCATTATTAATTAGTTACGGGCACGATGAAGAAAAGATACCTGATTACACTGTTGAGAAATTTAGATGTTATTTAGCGGCGGCGATGAGGTTGGAAAAACGAAGCAGGGCAGCTATGGTTGCAGATACGGCGTCTTCTGTTTCTTCACTATTCTCTAAGAAAGGGCCAACAGAAGTTTTAAGAGAATACATAGAAAAATTAGTAAAAGAGGATTGAAGTGGCAGAAGAAAGTAGAATAGAGATACAAGCAGTATTAAAAGATCAGATAACACTTGATCTTAAAAAAATTGAATCTTCTGTCATTAGATTTGTAGGTGCGATATCGGCGGCTTTTGCTGCGGTTAAAATAACAACTGCCCCCATTTCTGCGGCGGCGGAGTTTCAAACAGAATTAATTAACGTTCAGAAAACTACAGAGTTTAGTAGTGCCGGTATTCGTCTATTAAGTAACGATCTTTTAGAACTATCAAAACGTATTAATGTAGCGGCTGTTGATCTTGCTAAGATTGCGGCAATTGGCGGTCAACTTGGTTTAGGTAGCCAAGGACCAAAAGCAATTGCGGCATTCACGGAGACAGTAGCAAGATTTTCCACTGTACTAGATGTTACTGCTGAGAATGCAGCGGAAAGTATCGCCAAACTTAGTAACATTTTCAAAATACCAATCACTCAAGCAGAAAAATTATCTTCTGCATTGAACGAAGTATCTAATAACTCTACTGCAACAGGCGCGCAATTAATTGACATCGCAAAGCGTATAGGCGATGCGGGTGGAATTCTTAAATTCCCGCAAACTATTGCCCTTGCTGCAACTGGTGTTGATCTTGGTTTGCCGACAGAAGTTATTGGTACTTCCTTTAGTAAATTCTTCTTGGAAATGGAAGTAAAGGCAGGTAAGTTTGCTGACATACTAAAAATAACAACGGGAGAGTGGATTAGTCTTCTTAAGAAAGATGGTATAGATGCATTAAAGCAAGTAGTAGCTGCGTTAAGGGCAATGAATGATGTAGCTAGTACATCTACTATTAAGGATTTATTCGGTGGTGGTAAAAATGCAGGACTACTCCTTAAACTAAGAAATGATACTCAAAACGAATTTTTAAATAGAAACGCTGCCTTTGCTCAAAGTGGATTTGATAGTGGTACTTCTTCTATAGAAGAACAACGAAAAGTTTTGAGTGGCTTTCAGGCTCAATTAACTATTCTTGGTAACACCTTTACCGCACTAGGGATTCAGATTGGTAACGGTGCTTTACCATTTCTTACTAAGCTAACTCAAGAATTACAGTCATTTGTTAATAGTGATGGAGTAAAAGAATTTTTCCTTAGTTTAGGTGAATCCATTGGGTCGCTAGTTAAATTTGTCATTGATCTTGTAAAAGCCTTGGCCGGTATTCCGGTTAACATGAAATCGGTACTTGAAGTTTTTAAGATATTTTTAGAACTTAAACTTGCTCAATTTATCGTTTCGTTTATAACGAATTTAGGTTTACTTCAGAAAACAGCTACTGCAACAACGGCTACTTTAGGGGCTCTGTCCAGTGGAATTAACTTAGTTAACAGGGCAGTCACTGGACTAAGTTCTTCTCCTAGTAATTTCTTTAAAGGACTAATTAGTGACGCTACCAACTATTTACGTGCTTTAAAAGAAATACCAGGTCAACAAGAAGCAATTGCTAACTTACCTGCATTAAATGTTAGAGCTAATCAATTAAACCAGGTTGCTCAGGTACGCACAACTAATGTTGGCACTGCTACAGCAGCGTTAGATAATACAGCGGCAAGACTAGCCGCTACAAAAGCACAATTGGAAGTAGAGAAAAGAGCATTAGCTGAAGGATTAAATGCAGAACAACAAGCTATTGCTAAAAAAGCAGCTTTGCGACAACAAGCATTCGTGGAAGAAGAAGCTAGATTAAAGAAAAGTATTGATGTAACTAAAGTTAATGCCGAACAAGAACTAGCGGTCATTACGAAAAATTATGCACGAAAACGTGAAGCTTCCGCCGCTTATTATGCTTCTGTTATTAATAATGAAAAAATTAATTTAACAGCATCTGTTGAGGCGTCAGCAGGAATTATCGCGGCGCTAGAAAGGGAGTTGGTTGTACGCAATGCCGTCTTACTTACGGCGCAAAAACAAGCAGGCGTTGCGACGGCTGCGGCTTCTGCGGCTGCGGCTGAAGCGGCTGCGGCATCTAAGCTTGCAGCGAATAGTGCTGAAAATGCAATTCTTCGTGTTCGTACCGTTATAGGAAACGTAGCTAGTTTATTTGCTACATTTATAACTAGAGCATTGGGTGCATTTTTTTGGGTAGGATTCATACTTTCTACGCTAGAAGCACTAGGGGTTTTAGATAAAGTAAGAGATGCATTTTTTAAGTTAACTGATGCGATTTTTTTAACATCTAAGGCTCGTGATGAAGATATTAAAAAACAACGACAACAATTAATAGAAGAACAAAAATTAGCGGACGAAAGACGAGTTGCAGCGGAGACTGTTGATAAAAGATTAGCTGGTCGTTCGCCTAAAGAAACAACAGCAGATCGTATTAAGTCCTTAACACAAGTTTTGCCTCCAGGTGGAACAGCCACCGAGGACGCGGTTACATCTAATATTTCTGGTGTTTTGAGTAGGGTAACCAGTGCGTCTGCAGCCATAAAGAGTCAGCTAGACGTACTGAAGAATATCAATGATATTACTGCATTGCGTAACGAAGAGTTACAGAAAACTAACGCACTCTATGACGAAAATGATAGGAAGATAAAGAAAACAGAAAGCTCAATTGCTAGTTTACAAAAATTAGTAGATGAGCGTAAAAATCTTGTTGACCCTGTTACGGTAAAAGCATTAAACACCAGTAAAGCACGATTAGAAGAACTAAAGAAAATAGCAGAATCTTTAGATCAGAAAAAAACTAAGATAGTTAATGCTGACCCTATTGCTAAAGAAACAGTAGACAATGCTACTGCGGCTATCCGTCGTTATGGCGCTGAATTTGGAGAAGCTGCCAAGGTTCTTGTTGGAGAAGTAACAAAAGGTGCAGCTAATATAGTAACAGGTATTTTACCCGCGATAGATGATACACAAACAAAACTTAGAGATGCTAAGGCGGAGTTAAGTAAACTGTTAGCATTACAGTCTGATACGTCTACTACACCTGAACAACAGAAAAAAGTTAGTGTTGATGTATCTCTTAAGCAAGCTGAAGTAAATAAATTAGGCAATACGTTAAAGGCTTTAACAGCGCAATTTACAGAACTAAAGAATTCAATCGAGATAACTGATGTTGATAGAATTTTCATTGATAAAATTGTCGATGTACTTTCAATTAATACAAAAGAGGCTTCTGATAAATTAAAAGCATTGATACAAGATTTTAAAGATATACAGGCTGGCACACCTAGTACTGGAAAAGGTTTAAACTTCACAGGCTCTTTGCAACCTAAAAAAGTAGTTAAAACAATAGAAGGTACAGATGATGCTGCTTTCCAAGACGGCTTACGTAAGTCAAAACTTGATACTGCAAAAACAATTGCGCAAGAGGAAGTAAATCTCGCGCGTAGCAGGACTGATAGACTTATAGAGATAGATCGTCGGCGAGTGGAGTTGGGGCTAGCTACAGAAGAAGAATTTTTACTTCGTAAAACAGCGTTACAAGAACGCCAAGTAGAAAGAGAAATTAGTTTACGGCAAGATGCTATTAAAGTAGCAGACGATCTGGTTCGTAAAAGTAATGCTAATGATT